AGGCACACACACGGCAGGCCCTTCGGGGCCTGTCTTCTTTTATATCCACTAAATAACATTAAAGGATCCAACACAAATGGCTGAAACGCAAGTATCAATATCAAATCAATCACTGACCAAATGTGGTGCTGGCACCATATCAAGTTTTACGGATGGCACCAACGAGGCCAACGTCTGTTCAACCATGTACCAAACAGTCAAGAAAGGACTGTTGTACTACACGTTCTGGAACTTCGGCATGGAAAAGGCCGCACTGAACAGATTGAATGAAACACCAACTGACAAGAAATACCTATACGCACACAGCCTACCAGGTGACATCATCAGGATTAAGGGTTTCTTTGACACGGAGGGACTGTACCAGGAAGACTACAGCGTGGAGGGACAGAAAGTGTTCTCCAATCAACAAACCCTTTTCATAGAATACGTACAGAACATGGACGAGGACAACATGCCCCCGTTCTTCATAGAAGCACTGGTTGCCAAACTGGCACTGGAGATCAACGAGGCCATCACGGGAATAGGATCACTGACCACTAGGCTGGCCAATGACTACGAATCAAAACTGCGAGCGGCCAGGATAGCGGACGGTCAGGAGAACCCACCAACCAACATCATACCAGTGGGTAGATACGTTGAAGCACATCTAGGTAATGCTAGTGTCACCACAGGAAGATTGAGACACAGCAGGACTTAATGGATGACGATAAGACGTGTAACGCAGACAAACTTCACACAGGGACAGGTAGGACCATACCTATTTGGTAGGGGTGACACACCAATCTACAGGGCAGGACTAGAGACCTGCGAGAACTGGCTGATACTGCCGCAGGGTGGATTACAGAAACGCAAGGGTTTCCAGTTCATTTCAGCGGATCCAGACAACACCACCACACCAGATGGTAGCACACCACTGACCACCACAGGCTTCCACGCACAGTCAAGACTGATACCTTTCAAGTTCTCTGACGGGCAGGAGTACGTGATGATATTTGAACCAGCGGATTCTGGACTGGGAACCACTGCCAAGATACACATCTACTACAACGACAGCAGGATCAAGGTGCTGACCAACGGGGTGGATGGCAACGTTTTCCCAATCACTACCAGCAACATCTCACTGATCAGATACGCACAGGCCTTTGACTACATGATCCTGGTACACCCAGACATCAGGCCCATGGAACTGATCAGGGGTGCCACCAACACGGACTGGACCTGTACCTACATAGATTTTGATCACGTGCCACAGGCCAACTTCAACTTCGATGCCACCCTGACACCAGCGTCAACAACAGGCAACAACGTGAACTTCACACTGGCCGGAGGCACATACCGTTGGGTGGATGCCGCTTATCCAGACGGGCACAGGGGAATGAAATTATTGATCAATGGTGGAATGGCCGAAGTGAAAACAATTACATCACCAACCGTGGCAGTGTGCGAAGTGATCTACGATCTAGTGGACACGGAGACCGCGGAGGGACACGAATGGGAGATAGATGCTTTCTCAAACCTTTCAACATCATTGGGTGGAGGCTGGCCTAGGTCAGTGACGTTCCACCAGAACAGATTGATATTTGGTGGTAGCAGGGACAAACCACAGACTATATTTGGATCACAGTCAGCGGACTTCTTCAACTTCGACAACTACACCAGGGTCGTGGATGGATCAGGCAACGTCACTGGAGAGATCACGGATGACGCGGGCATCCAGTTCACCATAGCGTCAGACCAACTCAACATAATCAGGCACTTGGTGTCACAGCAATCACTGTTCGTTTACACATCGGATGGAGAGTTTGACATGTCAGGTGAGCCTGTCACACCTTCCAACGTGCTTGTGAGACAACAGACCAGGTACGGTGTGGATGGCAACATCATGACACCCGTGGTGGTTGACAACGAGGTGCTGTTCGTGGCCAAGGGTGGTAAGCAGTTACGTGCTTTCGTTTACAACTTCAACACTGACGCGTACTCGGCCAAGAACTACTCACTGGTACACCATGACATCTTACAGGATGCCACCAAACTGGCCTACCTGACCAACTACAACAACACCAACACCAACTACGTTTTCGTCATCAACGGTGACGGTGATCTTTGTGTGCTGGGTGTCAACACAGAATTCTCGGTTGTGGGATGGATGAAATGGAACACAAATGGTAATTTCAAGGACCTGACCATAGTAGATGACAACCTATACGCACTCACACAGAGATACGACAACGACGGATCAACACTGAACACTGGAGTTTTCCTAGAAAAACTGACCACGGAAGAGATATACCTAGACAGTTTCCACAGCACGGAAGCAAGTGGACAGAGTTTCACGGGGGCACAGGGACTGGAAGGACAGACGGTGAACGTGGTAGCGGACGGACTGATACACCCAGACGTCACTGTTGATGCGGCTGGTAATTTTACTTTGACACGTACCAGCAGTAGCACACAGGTGGGATTCAACTACACAGCCACTGGCAAGACACTGCCACTGACACTGAACATAGGTGGCACCACCAGTCTAGGGGAGAAAGTCAGGAAGGTTTTCGCTGAACTACAATTTTACGACACAAAAGCATTCAAGGTGGACAGCATCACCGTGCCTTTCAGGAACTTTGGTAGCACACTGCTCAACCAGGGCATCACAGGTTACACGGGACAGAAACGTGTGAGGTTAAGCGGATACACGACAACACCACAGGTCACGTTCACGAATGACGCACCACTGCCGTCAACCCTTTTAAGTATCACTAGTGAAGTCAAATTATCAACAGGAAGACTACAAGAAGAAGGTTAGGCAACCAGTCAGACACGATCTAAACTTTGAACACTACGAATACGTTATCAACAACTGTAGGAAGGTGGATGAATACGAGATCATGCTGATGGGCTACACCAAACCAAGACTTATCCGCAAGTTCGATGACCTCGAGGGGGGTGTCACGGGCACTTACCATGGAACACCTTTCCTGGCCGCGGGCACACACGTGCTGGCCAAGGAGTGTTGGTACTGGTTCATAGGCACACCGCTGGCCAATGATTTCTTCGTCAGGATATCAAAGGAGGCAGAGAGATTGATACGCGACAGCATGGAAAAACACCCAGACAAACGACATCTAGTACAGGTCTGGTCCAAGCACACACAGAGTGTGGCATGGCTAAATATGTTAAAATTTAAAAGGATTTCCAGTTACTACCAAGGTAGCGAGGAGATTTTCATAGTAGAGAGGAAAAGAAATTAACCTTATGTGTGCTCCAAAGAATGATCTAGCAAAATTAGCCATAATCGGTGCCGCGGCTTATGCCACGGGTGGTATATCACTGGGATCCACAGCGGCAACCACTGCCAGGGAAGCGGCCATCATAGCCAATTCTGGTGCTACAGCCACAGCATCAACAACATCAGTTTTAACCACTTTATTGAACACTGCCAGGACTGCGTTGCCCATCATAGGTGCGGCTGGTAATGTGTACAGTGGTTACCTACAATCACAGATCTTGAAACAACAGGCAGGGGCAATTGGATACGAGATAGCGGCAGAAACAGATGCTTTTGCTATGAGGAAAGCAATCAAACGTAGGGAAATGATCAAAGCCATAGGCAAGCAAAATGCTTTGTATGGCATCACAGGAACCACGCTAGAAGGATCACCAGCGGATGTGTTATCTTTGACAGCGGCAAACTATCAGCAAGACATATTCACAGACGCTTGGAACACTTCAGGCAAGATACTAGGCAAAAAACAACAAGCAGATATTCTAAATCAAGAGGCAAACGCGGCAGTGGTCAGTGGATATGTTAAAGCGGGCACTTACCTGGGCACAAGGGGATTTGAAGATCTAATTACAAAAACAGTTACAACACCAAAAACAGTCAACACTAGGAAAAGTGTGTTAGACACTGGTGTACAAGTAGGAGACATGTAATGGCAAAAGGAATCAACATACCACAGTACGCTGGTGGCAACAACGTGCCTCAAGCCACATACAACGCACCCAAGGTTGGTGGACAGACCGCAGTCAACATAGTTGACGCTGTGACTGAAAAAATACAAAAAGTCGACCTAGAGCAAGCCGCTGTGCGTGCCAAGGCCAAGGGTCAACGAGCACAAACAGACAACAAGAATTACGTGGGCATGCCCAACGCTTTCAGTGTTACCGCACAGGCATTCAACGAGGGTGCCAATAGTGCGTTCATAATCAACAAGAGCAACGAAGCCGAGGGTGAGATAGATCAACTGTATGACCAACACAAACTGGACCCAGAAAAATTCCAGACACGTAGCGAGGAGTACAGGAACAAATGGTTAGGCACACTGCCTGAACAACTACAAGGAGATCTCAACAACGCTTTCACCAAAGTGGTCAATCAGCGACAACTACAGATACAGGCCAATGTGCGACAGGACACGTTCAGCAATGCTCTCAACACGCACATGGAAAACAGCGACAAGATTATTACCAACATAAGCACCAGTGTAAAAAATCAAGGATACACAGATTCGCTACAGGATTATTTTGCCGGACTCAATGCGATGTATGTCAACATGGCAGAAAAGTTCAACCTCACAGGTGATGCCATGAGGAAGATAAAAGCAGGTCACAGGCAAAACATAATAGAAGCATTCATATACGCTGATTTCCAAAAAGTCAAGAATGATCCAGAAAAAATAAAAGCATTAAAAGAACAGATACAAAACGGAACATACACACTAGATGGCAATCCACTTGGTAGTGATGAGGAAGGTTTTGATTTCAGCATGGTCATCCCGGGTGGTGACGTATTGAAAAACGTTGACGAGATCACAGCGTACTCGGCACAGTTAGATAAACTGGAAGAGGACGAGCGTAAGATATTTGCCAACAACAGGAGCATGGTCACTGACAAGATGAAAAATCTAGGACAGCGTGTGTCAAACGGTGAGGAAGGCATAGTGGTAGAAGACGGTACCATAAAATACAATCCACCACCTTTCCCAGAAAACGAATACAGGGAAAACTTTTTCACTGAACAAGAGATCAACGAGGCAAAGATTGATTATGCCAGCAAGATAGAAGTTGGACTGTACAGGACGCAGGCCATCACCAGCAGTCTCACAAAGATATCGCAGATCAAATCCGACCTACAATCAAAGATCAACGAACTAGATCCATCAGACAACGTTGATTCAAGGATGATCAAGACATACGTTGACGCACTAGAGGCAGTGGAACAGGAAGAAACTGCCAAGATAGAAGCATTCAAACCTGGCAACAATGCCACTGACTATTTCATCAAGAAGTTTGGCAAAGAGGTTGATCTATCAAACGGTGAGGAAAGTCTCAAATTCATGAGCATGATATCACAGAACACCGGTGTGCCAGTCAGCAACATCGCGGT